TGAAGCGGCGTGTCGCGCGGCCCAAATCTTCCGCCCACGGTTTGTCGCGATTGGGGTACTCATGCACCTGTACGCGGCGGCCAAAGGTTGCCTCATCGCTGTCCACCTTAAACGCGATGCCCCGCAGTGAGGCATCCTGCAGATTATCTTTCCAGCTCATGGCTTTCTCCGGGCGTAAAAAAACCCGCCGGAGCGGGTTGCTTTGAAAATAAGCTTTGGTTATTTGGGTACTGAAGCGGTGCACTCAACTTCATGAATGCCGCTTTTAGCATTTGAACTAACGCCAGCTTTTACTTTGCCATTTTTCATAACGGTGATAAAAAACTGGCCGCCAGGCATGGTAAGCCCGAAATTAACTCCACTAACCTCTTTTGAATCCCAATCGTCATTTGGATGTTCAAATGTAAGCCAACTCAGGTCAGCGTTTTTCGGTGAGCCGCTTTCAAATAAATACGTCCCAACGCTCTCGCCGATCGTATAAGACGGCTTGGTTACAATAAGCCTGCCGCTCGCGGATGGAGCTAAGCAAGACAGATCTAGTGATAATGAAACTGACTGATTGCTATCCACCGATGATTTGACTTCATTAACAAAACTTGTCGTTAATTTGTTATCTTTCGCAAACGCAGAGGTTGTTAGAGCTGATAAAACCAGAGCTATAGCTAATTTTTTCATGCTTGTCGCCAATAAATAGTTATATATGTCAGGATTTATACCACATCAATATACAGCGTAATTAATTGTTACCGCTAAAACGATTATACCCAACATCATAACTAAGCCATGGAGTCGCGCTCCCTGTTGGAGTTGCAACGCGCATGCCAGGCGGCGCATTCTCAAAGTTGACCTTCAGCTCGCCCGCTTGCGGGCGGCCTGCAGAAGATGGCCGTTCTAGTCCCACCCTTGGATCATAACGCCCTTCAGGTATTGGGTTGTCCATTCCCAGAATTTCACGCAGCCTCGGGAAAAAGCCGTTATATCCCCGCTCCCGCTCCTGTGACTGAATGCGGTTAACCAGAAACTCACCCTTACTTACACCCTGCGCATTTGCCTGCTTGTCTAAATCCTGCAACTGCTTAAGAAGTGAGATTGCTATGCCAATCGTGATGGTCATTGCGCCAAACCGGCTGATTGAACCCAGCAGGCCAGAAAGCGAACTCGCAAGAGTTACGGCCTGCTGAAGTGAACCAATCGTTTTAAGGGCGAAAGAACCGGCCATTACCGCACCGATTCCCTCAATAACGGTCTGCCAGCCCCCCATTTTCTGAGCGACATTATCTATCTCAGTCCAGACCTGCTTAACTACCGGCCCAACCTGATCCCAGTTGTTGATTATCAATAAGGCACCGGCAGCAAGCGCAGCGATAGCCAGTTTGGCGGGCGACAGATTCATTACGAAATTTAGTACTTTGAAAGCCTGTGAGACAGTGCCTACTGCTGCACCTACAGCAATCAGTGAGATAGCAAATTTCGCAACCGATCTGACCAACTCTGGGTTATCCCTGACAAACTTTTCTGTCTGCTTTAAATAAGGCATCAGCTCAACTACAGCCTGCTTGAGCTGTGGCGTAAGTGCATCGCCGAGGGCAAGGCTCACCGCTGTTATGCCATTCTGCATCAGCGTGAGTTTGTTTTCGGTAGTGTCTGCGCGGGAGTCATACTCCTTTTGCATTGAGCCAGCATACTGCTGTGCATCAGCAACCTTACCGAAGTTTTTGCGAAGCAGGTCGAGATTGTCAAGAAGCGGTGCAATAGCCTTTATCGACTCTCTTCCGAACAGCCATTCGAGTGCTTTTGATTTGCTTTCTTCAGGAAGATTTTTAATCCCCTCCAGCACCTTAAGCATGGTCGCTTTTGAGTCCTTCACCATGCCACTGGCGAGAGACTTAGGTGTCATCCCGATTTTTTTCAGGACCTTTTTTGCATTACCGGTATTGGCATTGGAGAGCGAAAGCATGAAGTTCTGAATACCGGTACTGGCTACTTCAGACTGGACACCCATCCCTGCGATGGTTGCACCAAGTGCGGCAAGATTGCCCGTTGAAACGTGGTTGACCGCCGCGAGCGAGCCCACGCTGGTGACTATTTCAGAGATTTTAGCTGCGCTGGCAGGACCGGTATTGCCGAGATAGTTCACCTTGTCCGCCAGTCCGACAACATCTTTCTGTGTCATTTTGAAAGCGGTTCGCCAGGTCGCCATCATCTGACCGGACTCTTCCGCAGTCTGATCAAACGCAATACCCATTTTGGCCGCATCTTCTGCAAACCTGACAAGTTCACCTCGGGCGATGCCAGCCTGACCTGCTGCGGCAACAATCTGACCGATACCGTCTGCCGTGATCGGCAGTTTTGTTGACAGGTCAATAACGTCCTGGCTCATTTTCCTGAAAGCGTCAGCGTTATCCAGACCGTCAACGACCTTACGGATATCAGCCATTGTTGATTCGAACTTAATGGCCTGATTTACAGGGATAGCCAGCGCACCCAGGATGGATGCGCCGATAGCAGTTGCTCCAACGGCCAGCGATGAGAATTCCTTCTGAAACCCCTTTAGCTGGCGCTGCATGCCTTTCATTGGGCCGGTGAGTTGGTCAACGGCTGTGATTATGGCCTTTAACTGGAAGCTGTCAGCCATTCTTTATTTCCTCGCTTATGCGTACTGCTTCTTCCTCAAGCTCCAGAAAATCGGAAAGAGCTGACCGCTTCAGTTCAAGAGGGTTTATTCGCCAGAAGTGAGCGACGTTGTAACATCGCTGCCGGAGATTTCTCCCGCTCCCGAGCCGGTAAAAAAACCCAGAATCGTCATTGAGGCTTTGAAAATATCAATCTTCGCCATCTGGCTGGCAGATGATCGCGGAATCCCGGCCAGTACTGGGATATAGCGCAGCGATACCGAGCTGTCGATTTTGATATTGCCTTCAGAGCCAATGGTAAAAGGAAAACCGACGTGCTCAATCTCATCGAAAGATGGCTCACGCAGTTCCAGCACATGAAGTGTTTCGCCGTGCGCCGTAATAGGTTTTGAAAGCTGAAGTTCACTCACTGGTAGAATCCTTCTGATCCGTGGAATTCGAGGTCTACAGTACCCTCTTCCGCATTGTGGTTAGCTTCACCGAACTGGAACGCTTCGGACAGCACATAAACCATGCCGTTAGCCAGTTCGGCAGTGATGGTCATCTGGTCTGAATCCATCAGCTTGGTGACCGGAAACGCCTTCGGAACCTTGAAGGTGCCTTTGACATAAGGCGCACGGTGCGTTTCTTTGTAATCAACGTCACCAGCCAGGCCGATCACGTCATCACGCACTTTGGTGTTCATCGGCACCTCAATGCCGCCGGTCAGCGACAGCTGCTGGCCGTCCACCTTGACGTATGCTGTACCCGCAATTTTTGCCATTACGCGGTCTCCTCGCTGTATTGCAGACGGAACTGATTAAGCAGCGCAAACACGCGCAACTGGTTGACGTAATCCGGTGGGAACAGGACGTCCACACGGGTTGGGTCACTGACGTTGCGCTCTACCACAAGATGCTGCTTGAAGAGATCGAAGTTCTCCACGATCCCCGCCCGCTCCATCGTGCGATAGCTGGCGCACATCTCACCCTTCAGCACTGCAGGCGTCACAATGGCCTGACCCGGACCGAAGCGCGTACCGTCATTCGCCAGCTTGTGGCGCGGGTACTTACTGGTAATGATGCTTTTCAGCTGACGGATAACGTAAGCGCTGGTATGCAGCGTTTCACTGTCCAGGTAGCTGTTGTCCGCCACGCCATAGGCGTTTTTCTGATAGGTGGTAATATCGCGCTGAATGCGTAGCACGCCGCTCTCAGCGTAGGCCGTGGCAATACCGTGCTTCAGCAGCGACTGCTGCTCAGTCAGGGTAAAACGGCTGCCTGCCGGTGCCGGTAATGCGCCGTTCAGCTCACCGGTCTGAGTCGGTCGGGCCGGGTCATTGCGGATAAATACCGCGTTACGGGCGGTACGCAGCGCGACCAGCTCATCTGCTGCTGTCTGAACAGCAAGCTCATAACCGGCAACGGTAATATGCTGGTTGTTCATAGTGTCACCGAAGGTCACCAGGTCGGAGAGCGTGCCGATTTTTGCCGTGTAGACGTGACCGTAAAGCTGTCGTGCATAGCCCCAGCGCCCGGAAGAATCGTTCATTTCCAGCGCCAGCGTCGCCAGCGAGGCGGAATCACTGAACGGCGTGCCGATGAAGTCAAACGGCTCATCGCCCATCGCGGCCACGGTTGCAGTCAGTGACGGTGAACCCGTACCGCCTGCCATCGCAGCAATAACAGCGTTAACCCCGTCAGGCGTGGTTTCGCTCCCTACGGTGCCGTAGTAGTTCAGCGCCAGAGGAATGCTGTTGCCGGTAAGCCCCTTGTGGCGGGCAGTGAGCGTCACCACGCCAGCTGCTGCTGCTGCTGTCACGGGCAGGTCTGCGTTAGCGTTAATTGCGGCTGCAAGTGTGGCGGCCACTGCTGCAGGGGCATCGCCGGTTACCACATCGGCCTGAACGCGTACCGCGCCAATATAAAGGCTCAGCGAACCTGACGCCTGTGCGTTGCCGGTTAGCATCACAGTCCCTTTGGCGGACTCGCCATCAGGCTCAGTTACCGCGATAACCCACAGCTCACCAAATGGATCGACGGCACGATAGCGCGCCACCATACGGGCTAACTGGCTGCCTCGACCTGCAACCTTACCCGCCAGTGCCGCTGACGGCATGATGGTGAGCTTATTTTTAACGATGGAGCTGTCGGCAGAGGCAAAGCCAATCAGCAGCGATGGGCCGCTATCTTGCGTGGTGTTCGCTTCGCTGTTGTCCATCTCCGCCCAGAACAACGGCACACGGAGGTCTGACGGAATATTGGGGAACGAGACTGACATTATTCACCGCCCTTTTTCTTGGCGTCAGCTGCGGGCTTTTCTTCTTCCGCACTGACTTCTTCGACATCACCATCCGCAATGCGGCGGTGCCAGTAGCTGCTCTCTTCGACGTTCCGGCCTTCTGAAGGCAGCAGATCGCCCCGGACAGGGTCAGGGACTGACCGCCCGCGTTTGGGTCTGAGTTGCATGATTTACTCGCTGAGGTTGATTTTGGTGTGGTGCTCAATGATGCCGTCAGGCCCGTTACCCGGATCGATATAGTCAACGTCGATTTCGACCGTTTTCAATTTATCCAGGGCGTCAAGGTCATCCTGCTGGCGCGTGTCCTCTTCAGTGATTTCCCGCGTCAGCATGAATTCAAACTGGTAGTAGAGTCGGCCCCGGTCCATATCCAGAAGCTGTCCGCCGGAATACGCCACCGGGCCTGCATCTGAATCAGGTTCCCAGCCCAGCAGCGCCTTCCAGATTTGTTGCCGGACATCATGCACGGCGTCATAACCGGCTGCCTGACCGCGCTCGTCGCGCGTATTGTCCAGCACCACGACTACCGCAAATCCTTCGGTCACATTCTGCCAGTAGTCAGTGAGAGACTTCTGCTCTGCAGTGACGTCTTCTGTCGGCACGACATACGCCGCCGGCAGACGCATCTTTCCGGTTTCGGGGATAGACTTGAATTCAGCCGCCCCGGCTACGTTACCCACGAACATCGGACATCGTGCCCGGAGAGCGGCGATCACCAGTGATAGCTTCATTTCTTTTTCCTTTCAGGACGAAGGGAGGTGCGTAGCGCACGGGTCAGCACATAACGTGTCCACGTTTTGCGCGCCTCCAGCACCTCAGTCATATAGTTTTTACGGGGGGCAACGCGCCAGCCATTACCGCCGGATTTCCCTTTGTGATGGCTCTTTTTGCGCTTAGAACCACGCTTCACGCCATAGAACAGAAACGCGGGGTAAAAGTCGCCCTCAATTAGTCGGTTACCCTCGCCACGCTTCTGGTTTGGCGCGATGCGCACCATCAGGCCCGGACGGCTTTTTGATGCGCGGGGAACGTAATAGCCGATTGACCGCGCCAGCCTGCCGGTCCTGAATCCCGGATACTCACCCGGAGCGGAACGACCACGACGCATGACCAGACGCCTGGCATCACGCATGTGAACCTGACCAATCTGAATGAAGGCGCGGCGCATTTTGGCCCGGTTAAAAACGAGGTCCTTGGGCTGCTGAAAATCAACGTGCAGAAGCGGCTTAGCCATACATATCTCCGTCGCTGTTCACAGCCCTCAATTCCTCGCACTCCAGCAGCAGGTAACGTCCTGCTGAGTTGAGGTCGCGCAGGCGCTTAACGCGATATACATAACCGCCGTAAACCACCTCAAAATCTGAAGTGATGCCCCGTAGATAACGGATGGTCATGTAGTGGGTTATGGTGTCGTC